CGTCAATGGCCGATGTAGCTTCGGCACCTTTTAAACTATTGGCTACGCTTTGAGCAGCATTTCCAGCTAATGCCGATACACTGCTAACAGCACCACCAATCCCACCTGCTGCAGAACTGACAACACCGCCAATTCCACCTGTTGCAGAACTTATTGCACCGCTAATTCCACCAGTAATAGAACTGACAGCACTGCCAATTCCACCTGTTGCAGAACTTACTGCACCACTAAATGCACTGGTGGCTGAACTAACAACACTACCAACTTTTCCGGCTGCATTGGTTCCTATTGTTTTTACTGTTTCGGCCGCTGAACTTGCTGCTGCTTTAATTTTATCTATAGCCGCAGATGCACCAGCGCCCATAGAATTAATTGCGCTCATATTGTTTTCGCAACTAGCAGCTAAAATACCAAATCCCGACGAAGGAGCTACAATATTTTTAAGAGAGGTTACTACATCGCCGACTTTGGTTTGCAGGGCAGTAATTTGACCGCCAACATCGGTTTTAATTTTGTCAAAGACATCTTTAACACTGTCAATTGCACCGTTGATTTTGGCTATAGCCGATGCAGTTAAAGAAGAAATTTTAGAGAATAATTTTTTTATAAGATCTTTGATTTGTCCGACTGCTTTACCGGCAGCCGAACTGATATTACCAAATGCTTTTAGTGCATCGCCTACACCTTTTTCTACTGCAGCGGCGGCTTTTTTAATTTCACCGCCGAAAGCAGAACCGAGAGTGCCCAACGAACTGCAACTGTCAGTACAACTTTTGCTTAATTTGTCAACATCGCCAGCTATATCAGCGGCTTTGGTTTCCATTTCCGAAATAGCAGTTTGTAAAGTTGCAACGTTCATGATAAAATATTCCAGCTTCTGAAATATTTATCTTTAGATAATAATTTTGTCGTTAGTTACCGTTTGAATTCCAGTTACAGTTTTAATGTAGTGATCACGCATACGTGGATCAACTTCGCAAAACATCATGACATGATTACGGCTTAAACGAATCTTTTCGCCGTCTTTCATACTATAAAGACTTTGCATTAATGCAATACCTTGGTTACTAGGTATCACAGTAGCCGGACTAGTGATTGTATAGCCGGAATCATCAGATTCGGTGATACGAGCTACAATTTCATCACCATTGACTAACTTAAAACAATATACAGTAGTAGGATCAGATTTTTCAATTAACATTTTTTTCCTTAGAGTTGAAGTAGTTCTTCGTCGTTTACATTGCTGTCAAAATTGCCGATTCGATAATCAACAATTTCAGCTTCCTGAGGTGCTACCTGTGTGGTTTCACCTTCTAACCATTGATTCATCCATGTAAATGGGTTAGCTGTTTTTTCGTATCGATTTTTAATACCGATAGCTTTCATACGCTTACCGGCAATATGTTCAATATAGCTTTTAAGCATTTCCTCATTGAGGCCAAGAATAGGACCATCTTTGAAAAGATACTTTGCCCATTGACGTTCTTGTTCAACAGCTTCTTCAAAAATTTCAGCGATCATCGGCTCAAGTCGATGTGCAATCTCGGTCATCTCGGGATCATCTTTGCCACGTTGGTAATTGCGAATAATATTCATTGTGATGCCCATATGTTGACTTTCGTCGCGAGCAATCAGTTTGATAATACGACCATTACCGGTCATCTTTCCTAATTGTGCAAAAGCAAAGCTGCAAGCGAAACTTACATAGAATCTAATAGCTTCGAGTGCGTATACACTGACCAATGCTAAAAAGAATTTTTCTTTTAATAGAGATAGATGTCCCTCGCCTACTCGATATTGTTCACTATAACGAATGAAATCGTCGTAGTAACGAGTAACCGCTTCGGCACGACGCATAATTTCTTGATCTTCGGCAATACTATCAAATACCTGTGTGGGATCATTAAAAATATTTTGAAGAATATATTGATAGCTACGAGCATGAATAGCCTCAAAGTACGACCAAGTGATAATACAAGGCTCTAGTTCGGGGCTGCTGACCCAAGGCAGGAATGCCAACAAAGGACTACGTTCTTGAACACTGTCAAGAAGGATCTGATAGCTGATATTTTTTGTAAAGATATGTTTTTCGGCTACAGTAAGATCTTTGAAATCAGAATGATCTTTAGTAAGATTAATTTCTTCGGGTTGCCAGAAAAAACTATTTTGTGTTCTTGTAAGCTTTTCAAAAATAGGATTTTTGATTTTATCATATCTAGCCGAACCCAGTTTCTCTCCAAAGAACATATACTGGTCACTGGGATCAAAAGACTTGCTATTAAATACTGTCATTTTTTTGTTCCTTTAAATATTTTTGAAATTCGTTGTAACCACCGATATAAACATCATCAACTAGTATCTGAGGAACGGCACGTGCATCAGGAAACAACATTGTAAAATCATCTCGAGAAATATATTCACCATCGAGATTTTTAGGTTGTCCGACATCTAACTCAATATAGTTATATTCTAATCCTCGAGTGCGACTTAGGGCTTTGGCCTGTTCGCAGAGGGTGCAACCAGGCTTTCCGTATACTGTAATCATTTTAATTCCTTATATTTTACAGGCATCGCAATCTGCTGGGTCTTCTTCTACCTCAACAGATTCGGGCACCGGCTCATCCTTGGCTTCTTCGAGACCCTTGGTATTAGCATAGTACAAAGTTTTGATGCCTAGCTTTGCTGCTAGTATAAAATGATTCATCAGTGCTTGTAAAGAGATCTTGTCATCCGTAAAGTGATCGGGATTATAAGAAGTATTAGCACTGATGCTCTGACAAACAAACTTTTGAAAAATAGCCATATTTTTAATATAGCCATCAAAGTGCTCTGGGTGCATATCCCAGAGATAGTCATACTGATTTTTTAATTTGGCAGCTTCGGGAGCCACTTGAACAAAACTAGTATTTTTATTACTTTTCTCAGTGACTAAACTACGGATAGGTTCGATACCATTAGTTGCATTACTCATAATGCTGCTGCTCTCACTGGGCATTAAAGCCAATAAAGTAGCATTACGAACTCCATGCTTCTTTACACGTTCACGCAATGAATTCCAGTCTAGTTCTAAACCAACAGTAACAATCTTGTCGACTTCACGACAATAGTTGTCGATCATGAGTTCGCCATCCGCATAGATAGTGTCTTTAAGCCCAGGAATGGCACCACGTTCTTCGGCTAGATCCACTGATGCTTTAAGTGCATAGTAATACATAGCTTCGGCTAATCGATGTGTAGCATCGAAACCTGCTTGATCATTATAAGTCATACCTTGCTTGGCTAACCAGTAAGCATAGTTAATAACACCAATACCCAATGGTCGGAATATCATTGTGGCAATTTGTGCCTGTGGAATGGGATAATCTTGATAATCGAGAAGTTCATTGAGACCACGAACTAATAGATTCATACGTTTTTCAAGATCTTGTAGATTACGCAATGTACCAAGATTGATAGCACTCAAGGTACAAAGTTGAATCCATCCTTCAAAATCAATTCGTCCTTCCTGTACATTGATTGCATTGCGAATAGGACGAGTCGGTAATGCAATTTCAGCACAGAGATTACTTTGAAAAATTGGAAGTTTAAAAGGACTATGTGTATTAACATGGTCAGCCATGAAACTGTAAATACGGGCAGTTTCCTGTCTTTCTTTTAAGAATAGTTCCAATAGTTCACGTCCGGGAACTTGTTTTTTACGTATCTTAGGATCGGCTTCATACTTTTCATATAGACGTTCAAATTCACTGCGATCACGATTAAAATAAGCTTCATACATATCAGTGACATCATGTGGACTGAATAGTGTAATCGGCTTTTTAGCCAATGCACGTTTTAGAAGATAGGTATCCCATTGAATACCATAATCAATCTTACGAACACGATTATCCGGTGTACCTTTATTGTTCTTAAGAACCATGATATCTTCGATTTCGAGATGCCAAATTGGTGTATAGAGAGTCATTGCAGCATCACGTATACCACCTTGACTACAACATTTTAGACTGCTTTCAAATTTACGATAGTAATGTATGACTCCGGTATGACTGACTTCTCCACCACGAATTTTGCTCTTTACTGCACGAATTCGACCGCCATTTACACCAATACCGGCACGTTTGGCGCCGTATTTCATAATCGCAGTAGCAGCATCTCCGATACTATCTAAATTGTCGTCAATATCGATAAGCACACAACTGCTAAACTGCTTGGTACTGGTTCGAACACCGGCCAAGACAGGAGTAGGCAAACTGATTTGAAATTGTGTAATAGCATTATAAAAATCCTTTACATAGTTGAGTCTAGTTGCTCGTGGATAATTCTTAAACATCACCGCACCAATTAACATAAAAGCGTATTGCGGTGTTTCGTAAATTTGTCCAGTGGTTCGATCCTTAACTAGATATTTGTCCATTGCCTGTTTAACTGCTGCAATAGTTAAACGATAATCTCTGGTGTGATCAACAAAACTATCGATACGATCCCATTCTTCATCGCTGTAATAACTGAGAAGGTTGGGGTCGTAGACTCGGCGATTAATATTTTCTTCTACTAGTTTTCGAATATGAATAGGCTCAAATTGCCCTAAAACTTTTTTACGTAGGTGGAACAGAGCCAGTCTAGCAGCCACATACTGATAATTGTATTCTTGTTTAATAAGATCTTCTGCGGCTTTAGTAAGTATATCGTGTATTTGTTCGGTAGTAATGCCATCATAAATCTGAATATGGCTCATCATTTCGATGTCGCTAACTGAAGTATTAGCTAGGTCTTCAGTGGCCCATTCAAGTACTTTATGGATTTTATCGATGTCTAAAGGTTCGCGGCTACCATCTCTTTTAATTATTGATATTGTTTTATTCATTTTACCTCTTAGATTTCAATTAGTTCGTGCGTGGGATATGTATGTATCAACTCAAAGCCACGATTAAAAGAATGTTTTTTTAGTACAGTATTAAATTCTAAGTTTAGCACATATCCACCGGGATCTACACAGAAACAATTTGCCATTTCTTTGCGACAATGATCGTAATAGACTCTAATTTCAGATTCTGATTTTTTAGCGTGTTCAGTGAATGCCCAGGTATAACACATACCTAAAGCTCTGGCTAGATCGCAAAAATCATTATTATAGATTAATTCCCAAGGCCCAGGCCAATTTTTTTTAGGAATTCGATCTAAAAAATGATCTACATAGGGCACACGACTCCAAAAAGCAACATTTTTTTCTAATGCAGTTTCAAAATCGTATTCGTTAAGACTTTGACGAAATAGTTTCCATTCAGCAAGACGTTCTTGCGGATGCAAGTTCCACATATAATTTTGTTGATTAAATAAAATATCTGATACTGCCTGTTAGTTCAGCATTGTATCCGGTTGATGTTGTGTTGTAATAAAGTCTAGGAAATCCCAAAAATACTCTCGGAAAAAGTGTAACACCGATATCAATGGGTTCTACGTAATCATCAGCATAAAAAACATTGATCCCATCGTAGGATATTTTCATACTGCCGATTCGGGTACGATTATTACGAGTTATTTGATAATCTAGTATACAAGATTTTGCACTGGTTGAAAAGGATAAATCTGTATCAACTCCGTCGGGATAAAGAATTGATGTTCGTCCATCAATTAACGGTTTAATACCAGCGATACTAAATTGTATTGGGCCATCAATATTCTCAACTAACCGTTTAATGTCACTGAATTCAGTTAATACTTCGGTATTTCCAATGGCTGGACTACCTTCGTCTAATGTTCCGTTACCGATAAACAGTAAACGACTATCTAAGCACCAACCCAATTCGCCCGGTGCTAACTGTGGAAGATCTTGTATTAATCCTCTTCGATTAGTTATTCTAGAAAGTTGAACAATGGCCATAACATTCCTCTTTTGATTATTTATCGCTGATACGATAAAATTTTGCTACCCGATCCAGCCATTTTTCTGTATAGAATTTAAATTCTTGCTCTGTAATAACCCAATGCTGAAACTCAAAGTTTTGACTGCACATCAAAATAACACCAGTTTGAATGTCAGTCTTATGTATTTCGTTATGTGCAAGAGCATAGGCTACTAGTTGACAAAAATAATCCTCGATCCATTCTTTCTTTTTTGGTTTATTTGTTTGTTTAAAGTCGATAATAGCAGGTTGTCCTTGCCAAACACCGGCACAGTCTGTGGTTCCAGCATAGAGTCCAGGATAGTAAATTGGAACTTCTAATCCCCAAAATTCATCAACGTTTTTGAGTCCATCAGCAATAACTACTTCGGCCATACGCCGACTTTGTTGACTGTAAGGATTAGTTCCTGCTGGATTTAAAGTTCCGGTTTTGACATAATCTTCCAGGTACTTATGCATACGAGTACCACGACCAGCAGCTTCGGTAGTTATTTCTTGAGCACGTTGTACACCAACTCGCTGTCGCCATTCTTGTAATGCTCGACGACTTTCTTCGCTTTTGGTAGAATCTAGAATAGTTGTTACACTGGGTAATTTTTCCTGGTCAGGAGTTTCATAAACTCTAGATCCATTTTCTTGTATACGTTTTAATTTAACGTAATTAAATCTATTAATTATCATTGAGCAATTGTATTGTGTTTACAACAAAATTGCAATAGTTAAATTAAAGAGAAACAGCCTTTTGAGCTAATTGAGTAACATCGGCGGCTTTTTCTTCGCCACCACCGGATTTTGTTAATGGTTTTACCTTTAGTGTGACATATTCTTCGTTATAGTTGTCTACTAAATTTTGTATTGATGGGCTGCTTTCAAAAGCATCAACAAAGTTATCGTATTCAAAACTTTCAGCACCAGCATTTTTAACTTGGTTAATTATACTGGACATTTTAAATTCGCCGTTACTGCCTTCTTTCTTAGCAGTCTTATGTAGATAGTTTAAAGTAGTCAACAAAGCATCAGTTTGTTGACTACTTTCAGTGATTATGTTTATGATTTCAGTAAATCGCATTATCTACGTTCGCGTCCCAGTGGCGCAGTTCCGCCAGCGGCTGGAGCAGTTGCACCAAATTGGTCTTGTGCGCCTTCGGGTGCTTCTGGAGCTTCGGGGGCAGGTGCAAGTTCGGCACCGGGCATAGACATGTCAGCACCACCAACTTCTTGTCCTGACATTTTTCTGTAGGCCGTATCTAATGCATCTTTCTGTGCTTTAAGTGTCTCGAGCATAGTGCCTAATGCAGCATTAACAGCAGAATTAAATTCGTCGGCTTGTTGAACACCAATTTGATCTCTTGCAGCAGCAACAATAGAAGCTAGGTCTTCGTTCTGCATTTTGCTGACTTTTTCGACCATGTTTTGAAGTTCGTCAACCATACCTTTAGCTGCGACTTTAACTTCGGCTTCGGTTGTTTCACTTTCAGTTAAAACACGATGTTCTTGTAACCATAGTCCCAAACCTTCTTTAATTGAAAGTAGTTCGGTATACTTAGGATTGTTTTCGGAAAAATAAATTCCGTGATCCTTTTTAATTTTAACTAGGTTTTCTTCTAATTGACTATATATTCGTCGAGCCTTAGGTACAGTCATTTTGTTAAAATCGATAGAAAATCCAAAACGACTTTCATAAAACCTGTTAAGCTTTTTGGCAGTTGGCATAGGGTTTAATTCTTTAAGGTTCATATAATTTCCTAGTTTTCTTATATTTAGCATGGTCGATTATTTTTTTTAATCGATGTCTGATTATATTTATACGTTGTAGGTTTTGATTGTATCTTGCTAGGAAAATGTCCTTTTTGAATGAATTTTTTTGTCCATTGAGTTTATTTTTGTAAAGTTCATTATCACGAATTAAACTGCCTAACATGTAATCCAATGAGAGTACTTCCTTGGCCATTGATATATCAGTATCTAACCAAAACAAACAATAAAAACAGGCATTTTCTTTATAATAAAATTCATGTAATAAATTTTGCTCTCGATAAACAGCCCAGGTTTGATGATCGGTTTTTACAAGACCAAAATTGTTTATAGTAAAAATATTAGAATCTAATTCTCTCAAAATTAGTTGTTTTTTTGAGAGATGATTGATTTCCTTTTGAATCCAATTCAAAATATAATCGCCGGCTTGATCGACGATTTGATTAAACTCTTGGCGAGACAATGTAAGTGATGTTTCCATCGATTTTTCGTCTTATAATAAGATCTTTGTTAACCAACTGATTAACGAGATACTGTTGTCTGGGATCTAAATCTTTTTTAATCACAGAAGTGTGAAACTGAATATATTCAAATAGTTCAGTTTCCTCATTGTTAAGCACAACACCGGGTCTGTTTTCGATTTCGATGATACGCATAACTTATCCGATTTGTCGCCAAACTAAAAAAGCAATAACACTAATTAACGAAGCAATGATAGCCGAACCCCAAGTGATTAATTGATTGTTTCTATGATGTTGCATTTTGACTATCATATCTTTGATTTCGTCTAGAACATTTTCCACTGCTGTTATTTTAGTTTCTAATTTGCGTTCAACTCCGGCGACTTGTTTTTCAACTGTATCTAATTTGTCGTCCAAATTTTTATACCTCTCTGCACATAGTTCGACATGCGCTTCAAGACTCTTTTTTTCAATCTCAGTCGGTGTGGACATCTTTTTTACTTTTCCTGTTAATTAGTGATGCTTTCTATGAACCTGAAATGAGCCTGTTAGATGAATCAATCCCATAGCATCCTAGTTTATTTAGCACTAAGTTCATTTTCTAAACTATGGAAATCAATATCAAACTTATTATTTCCCCAGGTATTGGGTGTATAAAAACAAATATTTGCTGTATCGTCGTCTGACGTTTCTAAATAGTTCTTTTCAAAAATAGCAGACTCTTCTAAACCAACAACCATCGGTATTTTATTAAAATCATCTAGCAGAGATTTGATACTGTTATCTCGTGTACCATACAAATCATTTTGTTCAACAACCCATATAGTGGTCCAAACTTTATGAGTACCTTGATATCGAGAACCGAAATTGTATTGACTTAACTCTGCAGTGGTTACTACCGGTTTGGTGATAGTCATTGGTTGTGTTCGTAATTGCAGTAGTTGATAGATAACCTGCCAATTGCGTTGTTGATTTCTTTTTATTAGAAGACCGGGATCGACATTGGGTTTGTAATTAAGCACTCCGGTATGTGTTATATCAAATAGTGTTGACAATACATAAATGAACATGTATTAATTTATTTCCTTTTTAATTCGGAAATAAAAAAGCCCCGACAAGCAGGGCTTTTAGTTAACTTAATTAAACTAATTAAGCTAGTGTTAGAGTAGCAGCTTCTGCAACAGTTGAATCATTGTCAGCTTCAACATAACCACCAACGCTGGCTACAATGCGACGTACACGATCTTGTAGACTTGATGCAGTTACAGCATGTCCATCAACGATAACGTGGATTGTACCACTGTTGTCGCTGGGTAGATAATACATTAGGGGCTGTACTTCACGGATAACTGCTTCGACCATCTCGTCGGCACCGTCGTCTAGTGACTGTAGATCAACTGCAGTATTGCCATCATTTTTAACAGTGATTAAAAATGCTTTGAGCTGAGCAACTGTACGAATTGTACCTGTGGTATACTGCCCAAAACCATTAATTCTTGTGACTTTTGCCATTTTAAATCTCCTTAATTATTCAGCAAAACAAATTTGCATAAAGATATTTATCATCTCGATTAAAAAAAGGCTCAGTTACTTACGATTACGTCTAAAGTTTTCGCCACTAAATTCAGCTCGATTAACTAACTTAAATTGATCACCATCTTTAGTATACACATACCCTTCACCACCAGGATTTTCGCCTTTAGTGGCCATTACACCGTTGGCGTCAGTGTCGGCTTGTGAAATTAAACTATCCTTAAGATACATAGATTCAAAGAAGAATTCCAGTAATAAATCAAATGCACCTTGATGCATTTCTAAATGATCTACTATATGCTCACGTTTTGCATCGCTAATTTTTAATCTATCAGTATTGGTAGTGATCCATTCTAAAAATTCTTGGGCCATATCACCTCGAAAGCCTTCGGGGTGGGCAGCACGCCAATTAACAAACTGTATAATTAGATCAGAGAAGTCTGAAATTTCTAATTGTCTTAGTACTGTGGGATTAAGCAATGCAGTGATTGACTGTTGATTAGCTGGATTCTTATACATTTCTTCCAATCGAGCCAATCTTTGTGCATCCATTGATAACTTAGGCGGAGTCGGTATATTAGCTAAAAATATCAATAAACCAGATTTACTGTTATAATTAGGTAGTTTAGTCAACGGTTCAGCAATATCTGACCCTAATGGGTAGTAATGATGTACTGCCACACCAATACGACTTTGTTCAATTTGTTGCCCAAACGAGCTTTTAGCATCGACACTGTATCGGACGGTGTTGGGTTCAAATACCCAACGCCCGTTTATTATCGAAGGACGTTGATGCCACATTAGATCTCCCCAGATATATCCTCTAAAACTCTTGGGTATAGCTGCTTCAAATGCGGGCCAAAGACCGGCCATCATGTCAGCATAGGCGGTACGTTCACCCATGTCAGTTCCTTCTTTGGCACGACCAATAAGAACATTTTTAAGTTCTTCGGGACTAGTAGCACGACCATTGTAAGTTTTTGCAACGAATCGTGGTTTATCAGCAAATACTAATTGACCTTGTTCATTGCGTCCAAACATAACTGCAGGCTTTCCGTCATACTTAGTACTCAAAGCCGACGAATGTCGTACTACATTTTTAAGCCGATCTATAGTACGTTTAATACCGGGTACACCCAATTCGATGATTTCGTCCTCGGGATGAGGTATACGCACACCTTCAGTGATTATTTTTCGCCACTTAATTATATGTTCAACTAGCATTTTCAATTTCCTTCTTTGGCTAATACTGTTAGATTAACACCAACTAGTTTTAGCTTCGCCAAAATATTCACGAGCAAATCCATTTTGTATTAACATCATACGAAGGCTTTGTCCATTTAATATGATATCGCCAAGAACACGACCACCGAATTTATCCCATCCGTATAAAATAACCTGTCTCTGCTGACTTTGATTAACCATTTTCTTGGTAAATTCTGTTGCGGCCAATCCACGTTGTTTTTCTGATTCGCACTTGGCCAGGTGATTCTTTTCTGGTGTGTCAACTCCGAAGACTCTAACCGCGAGTTCTGGACGCAAAGGTGCTGGCAGAAAGGGAGCAGCGATTACTACGGTATCACCGTCATTGACTCTAATTATTTGTGCATCGTAGGTCACACCCTGTGGTGTTTTTTGACCCAACGCTGTGCCCATGGCAGCAAAATAAATTAATCCTACAGCAAATAGTTCACGAAAATATTTTTTCATTATAAGTTCCTATTAACTTATAACTATTTATATGCTTCGATTGCTAAAAAGACACGGGGTGAATAATTTTGCAAATATCCCGACGATGGTTGAATACGATTAATAGTTCGAAACCCCGAAGAACGCAATTCGTGCATTAATTCATATTCAGTATATAAAAAATAGTGTACCTGTCCGGGAACATCACCGCCACTGGCAAAGAAATGACCACGTAAATGTACTCTACCGTTATCGTCTCTGTTGACGAATTCCTGGCAAGAACCTAAAAAGTCCGGTGTTTCTAACCATAATCGACCGCCGGGCTTTAATACCCTATACCAATTTCTAAGATTGCGATTAGCTACAGACCAAGGAAAATGTTCAATGATATGGAAAGCTTTGATTTCATCTACTGTATTTTCTTCGTAGGGAAGATTTGTGATATCATATCTTTCGTCGACTCGTCCTTGGTGATAAGCGTCGATATTGACCCATCCTTCGAGGTAGTCTCCGCCGCAGCCAAGATTTAATTTAAGCATAGTATAACCTCAATAATAGTTTTTATTTACGGTTATAGTAACAACGACTTAAGATTCTTTATCGCCGCGATAAAAATTAAATAGTTGTTTTCTTTGTGATAATCCATGTAAATTTGGATTAATGGGTTTAGTTACTTCGGCAGTATTTTCAAAATTATTTACGCGAGGTTGTACACGCCAACCCCAATACCATAAAGCGATGTTAGCAGCAATTATCGGATCACTAGCCAATTCAGGACTAGTTACTAAACGATCGTCCCCAAATAATGCTTTTGATGCAGCAGTATAATTAGCTTTACCAGTTAACTGTATAAATCCTCGACCACGATATTTCCACCCATCGCCGGGTCTAGTATTTCCTAAAGAACGAGCCAATTCAGGATTGTGTCTTATATCATAATTTCTAGTAATTTGCCTTTCGCTGCCTATCTCAATTAATTTAGTAAAGGCACCGGTTTCATGGTGTGTCTGAGCAATAAATTGTGCTAGTTCTAATCCTTTCATTCCGGTACTTACTGCAGTATCAACTAAGAGATCACGCAAATTATTTGGCTCTAAACTATGCAAAAACTGTATCACCGGATCGATTTTCTTTTTAGGAACTTGTAATTCGGCCGGTACATCGGGATAATCTTGTATAACAGCGGATTTACCGAATATTTGATCTTTGCTAGGTAAATTTAAATCTTTACCGTAATGTGCTGCACCCATTGCTATTCCACCAATCAAGCCAAGGCGAGCTAGATTACTCTTAAACCCTTCGGTTAGAGCACTAATTAATAGTCTTGCGATAGCTTGTCCTTTGGACTTTAGCAATTCTTTCGTCTCCTGTGCTAGTTGTTGTGCTTCTGGAGAAGCCGCTTTGTCAAACTTACTTGAGTTTACTACTTTATTGATCTTACTCAAATAAATTTCTTGAATACGCTTTAGTAGATCTTCGGCACTGACGTAGGCGATGCCAGAGGCCGATAATCGATTATTCAGTTCTAATGTACGAGCTAATCCTACAATAGAACCCACTATTTGCTCAATTGTAACTTCGTCTCCTAATCCTGGGTAACGAGCAAGTAGCGGATCAAACTTGTTACACTTAAAATATTTAGCAATGTCTGCTGCCCACCGCTCAGGAATCGTAGTAATTGTAGCAATTTCTACGTCTTTTTGCTTGCTAAACGGAACAATTTGTCCGTTTGAACTCTTAATTTGTACCCCTAAGTCCGAAATACTAAGGTTTAGAGCTTCACCCAACGAAGAATATAGGCTAGCACTTAGCACACCTTTGACGCCCTCAGGCGGGCTAAACACATCACTCCAACGAACTAGTTCCCCAAAAATACTAACTAAATCAACTTGAGCATACTTGTTAGCACCGATTTTAACTATAATATTCTTTCCGTTTTCGCTTTCATAGGAGCCAGATTGTTGTCCATAGCTTTTTGCTAGGTCATAATAAAACTGTTTGTTTTCGTTATTGGTTTTATCGGCGATACGTGGAATTATAAATTGTATATCGATGTCGCCATAGCGTCGATCTGGTTGTGTTTTTAAATGACGTTGATAATAAGTACCGCTGCCAACCGGGCGACCAAATTCTATTTTGGGTACCCCCCGATCAGATAGCCATTGATTCATTCGCGGCTCTACTTCATTTTTGAGCATCTTTACAACTTTATCTAATACTTTAGGCGTTATTACAGTTTCTTGTGTTTTAGTCGATGCCCACCCACCTTCGAGAACGATATCACGAATCTTCATATTTTTGATCCTGATTCAATTTTTGACAACTTAATATAATAATCAGGATCTTCGTTTAAATGATCTAAGGCAATTTGTATTGCAGTACTACGATCTTTAGTATGCTCAAATTCTACGGATGTGCCACGCTTTAATTGTTGCCGAACATAACTGGCAGGCACATCAAATTTATTAGCAATATCATTTATTTTAGGACGATTTTCATCTAGAATCAGTTCTTCGTTATTAATATCATCCATTAATTGTCTAAACCATCCAGCACTGCCTATTTGTCGTGATTCAGGTAATTGGAATCCTTCGGCTCCTAAAGTAGTACGAGCATCAGCAACCATTGATTCGTATTCAGGAAGTCCTTTAATCTTTCGAACAATTGAATCTACTGATTTCACATCATCGGGTTTAGCTGTTGGTCCTAGCAATACCTGAGCAATTCTTTTGGGATCTTGAGCACCATCAATGGGCTGTTCGGTCATTCGACTGCTTAAACCATTGGCATAACTCCATTTTAATCCGTGATACTTAGCAATACTAGCTAACAGAATATGCTTTTGACGTCCACCTTGCATACTGAAATGCATCCAATCGGGATTGCCAAACATAAAATCTGTCTGTACTGTACCATTTGTAGCATTGCCCATAATTGGAGTATTAAAATGTACACTGGCGCCTGATTTTTTAACGTACTGTCGAGGATCTAATTTATTTTTTACACACCAAGCTTTCAATGTTTGTTCGAGCTGCTCTTTGCTGGTTTTTGCCGGATCCACTGCTAAATCTAAATCACCCGAACTGGGTTTACGCCCTGTACTACCTAACCAACGTTTGGGCAATCCGTCACTTTGGTCAATTTCGCTAGTAAGATCTAATCCGGTGACTTTTTCTAAAAATTGCACTGTAGGCATTATTTCTTTTTGATCAATACGTCGGGTAACTGGGTTACCCTCAGCATCTTTGAAAACATTGCCACCTTCAAGAAGAAATCTACTCATTTAAGACCTCTGAATTTTACCATAGTTTATTGCTTGAAGTATTTGATTTATCGCTGGATCAACTGGCTTTCCGGCAGAATCTACGTAGGTATTACCTTGTAAGGTAAATTTCTTTGCCGGAAGAGTTCCTGTTGCCGGAACAGCGACTGTGGTACCTCTGTCCGCTGCACCTGTACTGGTAGCGGTACTAGCGGCAGGCTGACCAGCAGCCGGAGCAGCTGGCCCTGTTTTAGTGATATCTATAGTCGGTGTAGACACCTTAGCGGCTGAAGCAAAACTTCTAAGTGCTGGTGCTCCAGAACTTTGACCAATAATTCGAGCCGCAGTATTCATTCCACTACCAGCCGCAGATGCTGCCATTCCTAAAGCATTAGAACCTGTGGTTGTTTTTTGTTTGACCTTTTCCCAGGTTGTAGGTTGAGCTGCAATTTGGGCTCTTGCGGCATCCATTGGACTTTGTTCTTCGAGATCCATGGACATAAGCTTTTCAAATAATGCATTAGAATCAAAATCTATCGATTCGGCTGTTGCTGTTGCAGTAGCCGGTGCGCCGCCAGCACGAGCACGAGCACGAGCTTCACGTTTTCTTATAGCATCGGGTGTTGAACTGAGAGGTGCTCCTGCCACTCTACCACCAGTTCTTACTTTCTTGGGTGTAGTTGGCGTTGTTTCTGTTGATTTTGTAGCAGAAGAAGTTTTTCCACCACCAGCTGCAGCAGCGGCAGCGGCCCGGGCATCAGCAGTAGATGTTCCGCCTGTGGCTGTAGTTGTTCCGCCTGTGGAGGTAGCTGTGCCACCGGTGGCAGATCCTCCAGCACCACCTGCTACGTTAATATTGAATACATTGCCAGCAGCACCACTACCTGCTCCGCCAGGTCCTGGCTCGGGCTTGGGTTCTGCTTTCTTTCCTTTTTCGATGATATCTGCTAATACCTGTATCCACTGTGGGGTTATAGTTCCTTTTCCACGAACAAAATCATAGAATCCTTCTTCAAATTCATAGGGATTCGAAAAGGGCGATTCTCCGCTAGGACCGGGTGCAGGTGCAGGTCCAGTAGCGCCATCGGGTCCAGTTGGTGTAGGTGCAGGTCCAGTAGCGCCATCGGGTCCAGTTGGTGTAGGTGCAGGTCCAGTAGCGCCATCGGGTCCAGTTGGACCAGTTGGACCAGTCGGTGCTGGTGCTGGTTCGGGTGGTGTATCGGATGGTGTAATTACTCCATCTAATGGAATACTTAGATCTTTAAAGACTTTTTCAATTAATCCGTCTTTAACACCTTGCGAACGTAGGAATTTAGCTACTTCAACCGAATCAACTGATCCAGAAGTAATATTGCCGCCACGACGCCAGTTTAGATCTAATCTATTAAACGTAATTTTGTTTTTAGCATCGTTCCACGCGGTACTAGCAGCATTGGCTATTCCTCCACGAATTTTTTGCCATGTACTCTTATCCTCTTTATTCCAATTTGTGCCGTCAAATTGATAAACATCATTACCAACTTGATAACGATCATTGGGTTGAGCATCTGTGACTGTGTTTAAAGCAGCAACATTGGCCACTTCGCCACGAACAGGATTTTTCATTGATGCTTCATCGAGTGTTTCTAAAGATTCAAAAACTCGACGTACACCGTATGGTGTTAGATAAACAGCACTAATTTGAGGTAATCTTAGGCTTTCCTGTATAGCAAAGTTTGATCGTATTTTATTATAATCTAACACTGTTTCGGTCAAGACTGGTCCACGTAAAACACGTGATTCTTTAGTGACCCCACCTTTCCAACCAGCCCAAACATTGCCTTGCCCTGGTGTACCACCTGGAGGTATTTTTAATTCGTATCCAACTGGCAATCCTTTTCCTTGCGGTCCGATGATTTGCTCAAGTCCAGGATTAGCATCTAATATTTGCTGTGCTGTATGCCCGGTGCTTTGAGCAATATAACCTAGTTGATCGCCGTTTTGTGTGGTGTATGTTCCGCCGCCAGCAAGATTATCTGTTTTAAGACCTAAGTCGCCTTGTCCGCCGCCGGTACTCCAATCTGTTGTTCCGGGACCTGTTTCGCCAGGTGAGACTGTTGTGTCTGCTCCTTGATAGACTTGGTCAGATGTACTCACACTGCCAGTGCTGGCATCGCCTGACCATTCACTGGAACCACTACCACCAGCATCGGAAATATCAGGCTTATTTATAAAGTCTTTAAGAGCGCCAAGACCAGCAGTAACAGCAGCAGCTTTAGCGGCTTTATATAGTGCGCTAGTAGCTTTATCGCCCATTAACAAACGATCAACTAAAGCTATTCCGCCAACTGCTCCAGCAAGAGCAGCACCGCCGCCCGCGTACCAACCAGCAGTAGCAATTAAAGCAGCATATACTGCGGTTTTAAGTAGAGGACTATCTTTAGATACTTCCCTGTACCATTGTATAGCTCGGGCTGTTTTACTTCTGTCACCGCCTAATTTTTGAATTAGACCGCCTTGTATTTTATCTACAAAAGCATCAAGAGCAGCAGGGCCGCCCATACGTGACATTTTAGATTTAGCTTCTTCCCACTTGTCTGCCAATCCAGCAGCTTTTCCAAGTAAAGTTCTATTATCAACTTTGGTTGGATCACCAAATTTTTCTACATTACCGCCTTCAGCGGCACCTTGTGCCACTGCTTGAAATATTTGTTTAATTTGTTCCTGTGATAGATCAGCTTCGACAAGCATTTTGTGATAATCACGGAAACTACGATAGATTGAATTGTTTTCTAATAAACGAACTTGTTGTGCTTCACTTAGTATCGGTTTGCTTATTTTTTTACTTTCGGCTCTTACTGTAGAACGATTATGTACTCGTGTTAATGCTTTTAAAAGATCTACGTCTATAGTCAATGGTTGAAATGCTGGATCTTTAGTCCATTTAATCCATTCGCTTCTAAGGGTTCTCCAATCAGCGTATATATTTGATGATCCACTGCTTCCAGAAGAACCTGGGCCAGTAGCACCCTCGGGTCCGGTTGCTCCACCAGGACCAGTAGCACCAGGGCCAGTAGCACCAGGACCAGTAGCACCCTCGGGTCCGGTTGCTCCACCAGGGCCAGTTGCACCACCAGGGCCAGTTGCACCAGGGCCAGTTGCGCCACCGT